TTTAAAGAATTTTATTCCTCAAGTTTGTCCACAAGTTGAACGTCCTTGATGTTATACTCTACAAATTTCTGCCAATCTTTGGAATAAAATTCTTTAAAGGTATCATACTCCGAGTGGTCCAATTTATTCTGACCGAGTTCCACAAAGGCAATGTGGTCCAAACGATATGATTCTTGATTGGTATATGTAAATTTCTTATACAAATCAAGATAATCTAGAATGGTAGTTCCAGCAATATCATATCTGATTTGAGGTCTGCCATTTATAATTGCTTCATTCTCAGTTACTATTCCCCAAGTGGAAAGTTGTTTGGCAACTTTCTCACCAAGAACTCTAGAAATTCTTCTATAGAGATAGGGGATATCATAATATTCGCAATTCCATCCAGTAATAACTTCGGGACAATTATTTTCCCAATAGAACATAAATCTATCGAGGAGATCATATTCACTATTGCACTGAATGTATTTTACGTTTGGATCATTGTTTTCAAAGGATTTGATTCCCCAAGTAGTAACCTTCTTCGTAGAATAATCCTGAATGGATATTGCCAATACTTCTTCTTGGGCAGATTGAACATCAGGGAATCCAATTTCAGAAGCAACCTCAATGTCAATCGTGATTAATTTAATTTTTGAAATATCAAACTTGATAACTTCATCCCTATAGTTCTCTGTGATATATTGATTGATATATCGAGTATTTCCATAAAGTTGAAAGTTATCAATCTTTTGATACTTATCAATGAATTCTCTAGTTTCCCTAATAGTTCCCGGTTTAATTTCTTCTACATAATTACCCTCAAGAGTTTTGAATTTAGTTTTTTTATTACTTGTTACATATAAGGTTGGATAAAACATTTCCCTATTTTGAAAATGCTCTCCATTCTTAAACCCTCTGGAAAGTATTTCGTTTCCGACAAGAACTACGTTGGTGTAAAAATTCATTTAATAGTTTTCAAATAAAGTTCAACTTGATCTGGTGTTGGATCTACAATAGTAAAGATTGAGTCTGAATGAATTTTAAGTTCCCTCTGGTCTGTAAATACAGGCCATCGTCTCATCTCATAAGTATTACGATCAGAGACTATCATTTGAACTGGGTTTACCAATTTACAATCAGGTTCTCCAAGATCAGATTCGGGAACTTCATGAACTTCTGATACTAAAATAGCATCATTCTTCAGAATTAGAATTTTCAGGTTTTGCATTAATTCTCTCCATATAAGAGTTTAAAATTTCATCTTTGGGTTCTAGCACAGATACTACCCAATCACACGGAATAGGAACAGAAGTGTCTTTAGAAAGAGGGGCATAAGGATAGAATCCAACTTGACTTCCATCAGAACTCAAAGACACAACATATGGATTGACAAGAACATATCCAATAGTCTTGTCAGAAGATACCATCTCCTTTACATCTGCGATGACATCTTCCATCGACTTAAGAATTACAATTTTTACTGACATACTCGGTCTAACATCTCCAGTGTATTCTAGCAACAAAAAAAGGAGGAGTCAACCTGGATTTTGCCAGGTGCTCCTCGCGCCGACGATATTCAATTATATTTATAGATAATCTTTACGTGCGTGATGTTCTGGAACAATCTTTCCTAGTCGAATGACAAGTAATCCATCTTCAAAGGTGACTTCTCTAACTTCTGTGTCGTCCGATAGGGTCCAGGTTCTTTTGAAATCTCTGCTAGCCAAGCCCTTGTGGATAAACGTCCCGTCCGACTGATTGTCAGGTTTTTTTCCTTCGACAAAAAGTTTTCCATACTCTGTGAAGACATGAACCTCCTCCTTCTTAAATCCTGCAAGAGCAATCTCTAGACGAGATTCTACATTATTTACCTGAACTAGATTGTATGGGGGATAATTTGATGTAGTTTCGTGAAGACTAAAGATACGATCAAAATATTCATCAAGTCCAATAGTGTTGCGATTAATTCTTTCCAGCAAAGCAGGAAGATCCGCAGCTTGATATTTCATCAGATTAGTCATTATGGTAGCTCCTTTGTAAGCGAGTTTGTGTTTTGTGGACCCCTAAGGCATCCATTAGTAATTATACAAGATACGAAAAAAAGAGGTATCGGCAAAACCGAACCTCTTTTTAGGGTGTTCCGACTTTCGTAGAGACCGCACGAAAGGTCTCGTACTTATTTATTCAGATTCTTCAGTTCTACGTTTCTTGGATCCGATATTATACTTGGTCTCAAGAACCCAGTCGTCCTTATCTTTGTAAGAAAGAACTTTGATTTGATTCAATGGTGCGATGTCTGAAATTTGATCGACATTAACAACACTAATAAGACCCCAATCAGCCAAAAGTTGGATGATACGATTACGTCTTTGGAAATCATTTACCGTAATATTTGCGTGCTTTCCATCAAGAGCAAAGAGTTCCTTAAAATGTGTAATATAATATTTACCTTGCTTATGAAGAATATGGCAAGATTGATAGATCTTTTTCTCCTTTCGAGAAGCAACTCCAATTCGAGTTAATGTTTCTCTGACTTTAAGAAAATCATCAGGTTCATTCAAAATGACTTCCACCATTTGAGATGGAGTCCAATCTACTTTTGGCTCAATAACAACACTCATTTCATTCCTCCAATTTCAGATTTCGATTTTATAAAGTTAAGTTGTTCTTGTGTGAGAATTTTCAAAGCTTGGAGTGCTTTTTCATTACTATAACCATAGTAAGATTTCACTATATCAAGATCTTTGATTTTTTCTTTTCGGATCCAAGGAGAAAATCTTTTCCTTTTCCTAACAATATTTATATAAAAATCATATTGCATTTTTTTATCTAATGAATGGTTCATATTCATTTCATTAGAATACATCAAAGTATCAATATGACCTGACATACATCTATTAATAATGAACGGTGGATACTCCCGTTCATTTGATATATCTTCTTCAATAATACTCTTTTTAGTAGTATTAATTGAGTTCAACCAATCTTTAAGTTCTATCTTCATTGGAATAAACTGGAGGATGAAAATTGCAATATTCGTTAAACACAATCTTACATTCTTTTTGAGTTAGATTGCAATAATCTGCTGCCTTTGGCAAATTCCATTTGGCATTAAAAAGCATTTCCATTGCCTTTCTTGTTTCAGGTCTCATTTAAAATTCACCTCAACCATAATTTCAGTTAATGCTGCAAGAAGATTAATTTCTTGGTCTGCCACAAATGCACTTTGATATTGATACTTTGCTACAATCAAAACTGCAGCAGCAATACTTGGACCATCAACTTTCTCATAAAGAGCATCATAAACTTTCCTGAGAATTGTTGATGAATCATTATCCATATTCAGAGAAACCCATTTCCTAACCTCTGGGAAATTTTTTTCCTTTAGGTTCTTAATTAGGTCAGTTACTGATACATCAGAGAATGTGGTTAGAATTCCAGAGTCAATCTTTCCACTTACAGAGTATCTTTGACACTCATTGAGGACTCTCCTCCAGTCTGGGAAATGACTGTTGATAATTTGTGCCAGAACTTTTTGCTCAAATTCAATGCTCTCTTCCTCAAGAATAGACCCGAGACGCTTGAAGAACTCTCCTGCAAGTTTTGTTTTTTCCTTCCCTTTAATTGAGAAATCAACAACTGCACATCTTGAATGTAGGGGTTCGATGATCTTGTTCTTATAGTTGCAGGTGAAGATGAATCTACAGTTTTTATAGAACGTCTCAATATTTGCCCTAAGTAAGAGTTGTACATCTGTGGTGGTATTGTCACTTTCGTCCACAATAATTACTTTATGTTTATTGTTTCCTTGAAGTGAAACTGTTGAGGCAAAGTTTTTTGCTTGATTGCGAACAGTATCAAGAAATCTTCCCTCGTCTGAACCGTTAATCACATAGTAATCCACTCCCAATTCTTCGCATAATGCCTTTGCTACTGTTGTTTTACCAATTCCTGGTGGACCAGATAAAAGTAGATTGGGAATTTCTCCTTTATCTACAAAGTCCTGAAATGTTTTCTTAATGCCTGCTGGCAAAATGCAATCTTCAATTTTCTTTGGACGATATTTTTCGCACCACAAAAAGTCAGATCTATTAGAATTCATAGTATAAATAATTCAAAGGGACTATACTTTTCAACTAACTATGATTATATACAAGATAGTCAATAAAGTAAATGGCGATTTTTATATAGGAAAAACAACCAAACCAAAAGAAGAAAGATTACAAAAACACTTCTATAATTCCTCTTACAATTCTCAAACTCACCTCCATAGAGCAATACGTAAATATGGGTATTCCAGTTTTATCATAGAAGAAGTTGAAACTCAAATACCCAAAGAAAAATTAGATGAAAGAGAAATATTCTGGATTAAAAAGTTAAGTCCTCCATATAATATGACAGGAGGTGGTGAAGGAGGAAAAACACATAATTCCCCAAACTTCATAAATTCTATGAAAGAATATCACCAAAGAAAACCAAAAGAAGAATATGCTACTTATGGTATGCTTGGCAAAAAGTTTCCAGAAGAAGCAAAGAAAAAAATTAGTAAAGCAAACTCATATCCAGTTGTTTGTGAAGGAAGAGTGTTTTCTTCCATCAAAGAAGCAGAAGAATATTATAGGAGTAT